GACGTGCTTTATCGTGACCTCACGACCTCGACTGCCTCCGGCACGGCGAAGGCGGGTAACACCGTCGCAACCGATCTGCTGGCTGCGTCGTTCATCGACGTGCTGCGTAACAAGATGGTGCTTAACACCCTCGGCGCGCAGTTCCTCACGGGCCTCAACGGTAACGTTGCCATCCCGCGCAAGACCTCGGCTTCTTCGGCCTACTGGGTCGCCGAGAACAGCGCCCCGACGGAGAGCACCAACGCTCCGGCGTTCGATCAAGTCACGATGTCGCCGAAGACCCTCGGTGCCTACGTTGACATCAGCCGCCGCTTGATGCTCCAGTCGTCGCTCGACATCGAGAACCTCGTTCGCAATGACTTGGCTACCTCGATTGCCGTGGCGATGGACGGTGCTGCGGTCGCTGGCTCGGGCAGCAACAAGCCGACCGGCGTGCTCAACACGTCGGGCATTGGCTCGGTGACGCTCGGCACGAACGGTGCTGCGCCGACTTGGGCGATGGTGGTGAACCTCGTGAAGGAAGTGGAGACGGACAACGCGTTGACCGGCTCTGCGGCGTTCCTCACGAACGGACAGGTGAAGGCGAAACTCTCCACGACCTCTCGGCAGTCGAGCGGCGTGGAAGGCAACTTCATCCTCGGCCCGGATATGGCGAACCTGTACGGCTACCCGATCTACGTTTCGCAGCAGGTTCCCTCGAACCTCACGAAAGGTTCGGGTTCCAGCCTCTCGGCCATGCTGTTTGGTGTGTGGAGCGATCTGCTCATCGGCCAGTGGTCGGGTATCGACATCCTCGTCGATCAGTACAGCGGTTCGAATGCCGGTACGGTGCGTGTCGTGGCGTTCCACGATTGCGACTTCGCCGTGCGGCACCCCGAGTCGTTCGCCGAGTGCAACGAGATCGTCACGACCTAAGAGTGATTGATCTAGCCGCATTGGAGGGTCGCCATCGGGGGCAGCGTTGCGCTGTCCTGGGTGGTGGCCCGTCCTTGGTGGAAGACATCAAGGCGGTGCAGCCACTGTTATTGCAGGGGGGCGTGTTGGTTGGAGTCAATCAGCACGCTCTCCTGCTCTCTCTTGATTACATTGTTTACCAAGACAAAGAACTCTGGCCGTTGTTGAAAGATCATGCGCCAGTGATTTCGCACCACAAGGATGCGTGCGATATTTGGTCGGGCATCTGTCCCGACTTCGGATTCTCCGGCGGCACGGCAACGTGGATCGCTGGATTTATGGGCTTCGACCAGATATACATCTGCGGCTGCGACAACTACATGAGCAACCGGCGGTACTGGCACAGCAAGTTAGGCGATCTGCGCGTCGAGGAAGGTATCTCCAACGTGCAAGCATGGATCAAGGTTCGGGACTACATGAAAGAACCCGAACGAGTACGAGTGGTTTCTGGCTGTTTAACACAGGTATTTCAAGGATTATGAAAGTCGAGATGATCCGATCCCGTCTTTACAACGGGCAAACGCTTGAACGTGGCCGGGTGGTCGAAGTAGACCCGACCTTCGGAAAGTGGCTTGTGGGCCGTGGCATGGCGGTCGAGTACAGCCGCCCGTCTTTCTTCCAGCCAGAGCAGCCGAAACGTGGACGACCGCGCAAAGGAGATTGAAAAGTACCGCGACGTCTATAGCCGCTATCCGCACTACGCGATGGCCGACGATAGACTGCACCCCGTCCGTGCCGCATTGAGAGCCTATAAGGGTGCTTTGCTGGACGTATCCTGTGGCAGGGGTGAGTTGATCCGCGAGGCCGCCGTAATGGGTTTTAATCCCGTTATAGGCACGGAGGCTGTGCCGGAACTGTGTGGCGGCAATGTGCAAAACGCCACCATCACGAGCCTACCCTTTGCCGACAAGTCGTTCGACGTAGTGACTTGCATCGACGTAATCGAGCACATTCTGGAACCGGACATCGTGCCTGGGCTGCGAGAACTCGAGCGCGTCTGCCGTGGGACAATCATCATTGCTGCAGCCGATTACCCTACATGGTGGGACGGGGTGAACCTACACCCTTCGGCGCGACCATACCCGGAGTGGCATCGGCTATTCAGCGAGACCTTCAGCGGTACGGTGCGATTGATCGGGCCGACCTCAACCAGCGAAATGTGGAGCGTGACGTATGCCAGTTGAAAGCGCATTCGACCGCTCGGCATTTGTATCGGATGCGGCGGTGACCTTTATCTACAAGAACCAAGGCACGCGCTATACCATGCGCGGCATATTCGACAGCGACTATCAAGGCGTGAACGTTGCCGATCCCGAGTTCGCTAGCGATCAGCCGCAGATCACGCTGCCAACCTCTGCGCTGCCCTTTGAGCCACTGCAAGGCGATAAGGTTTACTATAACGAAGAGGTCTACAACGTCCGCAATTTCCGAGCAGATGGCACAGGCATGACTGTGCTCGTCCTCGAAATCACAACGGGCTTGTCTGCGCCATGAGTTTTGAGAGCGCATTTGATCGACTGTCGATGGTGGCCTCGACGGATTGGGGCACATCGGCTGTGTATCAAAACCGCAAGACGCGGTTTCCGATTGTCGGCATATTCGACAACAACTACCAAGGCGTTGACGTTTCCGAGGTCGAATTCGCAAGCAGCACGCCGATCTTGACCATCCCTACGGCAACGCTGCCGTGCAAGCCGGTAGTCGGCGATTTCGTGATTATCGACTGCCGGAACTACACGGTTCGGAACTTTCGCGCAGACGGCACGGGTATGACCGTGCTGCATCTGGAATACATGACCGAGTTGGAAATCGCAACGGTTAACAATCTGCTACTGCAAGACGGCTCTAATATGCTGCTGGAGAACGGCGGCTTCATCTTGCTTGAGGTGAGCAACTGATGGCACACGCACGCACACAAGTACGCAATGCCGTGGTCTCGGTGCTGCAAACCGCAGCGGTCGCCGATACGGTGTCAAAGTCTCGGGTCTATCCGATCCCTGCCGACACGGTATCAATGGCACTGGTCTATACCAATGCCGAGGCTATCCCGCAGACCACGCTGACATACCCGCGCAAGTTCGAGCGAGAATTAAATCTTGTCGTCGAATGCGTGGCGCGAGACTCTGACTATTTAGACGACCGCCTCGACCGATTGTGCGAGGCAGTCGAGAACGCCATCGGAGCGGACAACACGCTCGGCGGCGTGGTAAAGGATTGCGTGTTAAGCGACACGCAAGTGACGCTAGACTTTAGCGGCGATGCGCCAATAGGGTCGGCGAGAATGCAGTTCCGTGTGTCTTACCGGACTGCGGAGACAGACGCAGGGACTATCATTTCGTAAGGAGATAAAACATGGCAAATCATCATGGCTCGGAAGGCGTGGTTCGGGTTGGCGCAAACACTGTCGCCGAGGTGACGGGTTTCTCGTTCACCGCGACGGCGGAGTACGCCGAGGACACCACCCTCTCGGATACGGCAAAGACCTACAACGTGACCGCGATCACCTCGTGGAACGGCTCTGTGACGGCATTCTGGGACGAGACGGACACCACTGGCCAGATCGCTCTGGCTCCTGGTGCTAACGTTTCGCTCGTGCTCGCGCCAGAGGGTGTAACTGGCGACGATACGCGCTACACCGGAAACGCTCTCGTGACCGAGATCACGCGCAACGTGCAGCGCGGTGCGATCACGGAAGTCACCTTTAACTTCATCGGCAACGGTGCTCTGTCTGCCGTTACTTCTTGATATAGCGAGGACTTATGAACTGGAAAGAACAGGCGAAATCGCAATTTGCTGAACGGCGCAAGCCGGAGACGCTCGTTGCGATACCTGTATCGGCTTGGAAAACGACTGTGTTTTTCTGGCCGGACATGACGCTCGCCGAGCGTCGTGAAATCTTTATGCTGGCAAAGCAGAAAGGCGACGAAACCGTGCTAGACCTAGAGGCGATGGCGATCACGCTGATCGTTCGCGCTAGGGATATCGAGGGCAAGCGTCTGTTCAGCAAAGCCGAGCGCATGGAGTTGATGAACGACTACGATCCCGAGGTTATCGCGGAGATCGTGTCGGCCATGAACACCCCAGTTCCAAGCATTGAGGACGCAGAAAAAAACTAATAGAGGACGGGCATCTCCGAGCGATTTATGCTCTCGCGCTACGGCTGCACGTCCTCCCCGAGCAAGTTTTTGAGATGACAGAGAGCGACTTCTACCATCTTCTCGCGGCCTGTAAGTTGGAAGCGGAAGAGCAGGAGAAATCATGGCGCAAGCACAAGTAGTCCTCACAGCGGTTGACCGCACGCAAGTTGCGATCAACTCCGCACTCAAGGGAATGAAAACCTTGGAGCGGACGGCAAAAGTAACCGCCCGCGCTGTGAATCTTGCCTTCGGCCTTTTGAGCGGGACGATCCTTGTGAGCGCGTTCGGTAAAATTACCGAAGCCGCAAAGAAGACAGAAGAAGGACGACGCGCACTTGATGACTTTAACAAGGCGCTAAAAGATCCGGCGTTAGTATCCGCTGCCAACTCATTCACGACAACGATAATCAAAGGCTTCACGGAAGTGGTGAAGTTCGCTGCAGAGGCAGCAAAGGCGACAACCAAACTTGGGCGCGATCTTGGGTTGATTGCACAGCCTGTAGATCCTTCGCAGTTTGGTAAAGGCGAAGGTGGTAGGAGAGGCCGTGCGCCACAAGTAGATCCACTCAATAGAATGGAAAACGAGTGGAAGTTCCGACAACAGATGACGGAACTACAAAGCAAGCGAGACAAAGAGGCGGCTGCCCTTTCTGCCAAGTTGTTAGAAGGTCTGCGACGCGATAACGATCTCACCATGACCGAGATCGAAAGAACGGTTATGGAGTTCAAAGAGTTCAGCGCGGCGATAGATCGGCAAATGAACGCAAAGCAACCGCTAGAGCGCGGGCTTGCTCAAGCGAGAATGTCAGAATTTCTAGAGAGAATTCTTCCAGAGGTCGAGGTCACTGGTAAAAAAACGCCAGTGCAGGAATTCAAAAAAGCAACCGACCAAATGCAAGAGTTTGCCAAGGCAGCAGCCGAAAGCATCCAGTCGAGTTTTGCGGACTTCCTTTTTGATCCGTTTAAGAACGGACTGAAGGGTATGCTCTCCGGCTTCCTAAACGTGATTCGCCGCATGATTGCAGAGGCCGCAGCAGCGACCATCTTGCAATCGCTGTTCGGCGGGTTCGTTGGTAAAGGCGGATTCCTTGGAGCCTTGGCCGGTGCGCTCATTCCACGCGCAATGGGCGGCTCGGTCTCTGCTGGCACCCCGTATCTGGTCGGCGAGCGCGGGCCGGAGATGTTCGTGCCTGGCACCTCTGGCAACATCGTGCCCAATAACAAAATGGGCGGCGTCACCGTCTCGCCGGTTTACAATATCGACGCTCGCGGTGCGAGTGCTGATCTACAAGATGCGCTGCCGGGTATCCTCGCGGAGAATAACCGGCGCATATTCGACGAACTCGACAGACGCTATGGGATAGGCCGATGACAGACTATGTATTGCCGCCCGACCTCGTTGCGTCGGATGTAGAGTGGAGCCTGTTCGACAGTACGGCAGTGTTCGCATCGCCGCTTTCTGGCGCAGTGCGTACGGTGTCGCGTCCCGGCACTCGCTGGGGCGTGCGGATGACCTTTCGCAGCGTGTCGGATCAGAAGCGACGACGACTGATGTCGCTGATCGCTATCCTGCGAGGCCGTGCCAATCGCGTGTGGCTTACCGATCCCGCCTATACCCTCTCCGGTTCTTTCTCCTGCCCAGAGTTACTGACCAACAATGCAGCAGTTACAAATACAAATGCATTCAGTTCCAGCAATGCTGAACTCGTCCTTTCGGCTGATAGCCATCTTGGTTTGCGCCTCACTCGCACTGGCGTTACTGGCGACCGTTATGTTTATCAGTCTGCCGCTACTACTGTTGCGAGTGCTCCTTACGCGATACGGATGCTCTTGGCCGCTGGTAAGGGCAACGCTCGAGCCTCGATGGAGGCTGGTACGTCGCAAGGTGCGACAGATGTTCTAAACGGCGCAACGCGCACGTCGGCCGGAATGTATGTGGACAGTTTCACAGCATCTGGCACGAGCACGCATCTGTCCTTCTACGACTACATTTCGGGACGCGCTGCGGGCGACTTCCAGTTTCTCTCGTGGGTATCCTCGGCTCGCTGTGCGCTGGTCAATGGCGCATCGCAGACAGGCGGCACGCTTATCATCGACGGCCTGCCGACATCGACCAACGGGCTTGCAAAGGCTGGCGACTGGTTCGAAGTCAATGGCGAACTCAAGCGCATGACCGCTGACCTTAACTCCGACTCATCTGGGAATGGCTTTCTGATGTTCGAGCCTACGCTGCGAACGTCTCCGGCCAACAATGCGCCAGTGATCTTTCGCTCGCCAATGGGCCGGTTCATCGTGGCCGATGAGTCAACGTCTATGGGTACGCGGCCCGGTATCATCTCCGATGTCACGCTGTCCTTTGTTGAGGACATCACATGAGTCGTTTTGTCTCTGCCACTAACGAGACAGAGGCCGACAAACTAGCCGTAACCGTTGTCGTGCTGGCTGATCTCGACTTTGCCTCCGGCATGGTACGGGTACACGACGGCTCCGGCACGTTATCGTTTGGCGGTAATTCTTACCTTGGCGCGGGGCAATTCGCTGGCGTTGACATCATCGACGAGAACATCGACATCGTGGCACGCGGCATAAAGTTATCGCTGTCGGGTGTTGATTCGACGTTCGTTGTGCCGACGATGACCGAGGTCTATCAAAACCGCGATGTGACCATGTATCTCGGCTTTGTAAGTCAGACCACAGGCGCACTCATCGCCACGCCAGAGACCATCTGGGAAGGGCGAATGAACCAAATGTCCTTCAAGATTAACAATGGCAGCGCAGTTATTGAGTTAACTTGTGAGCATCGTTTACGCCGTGAGCCTCGAATTGCTAGGTATACCGATGAGGATCAGCAACTCGCATATAGCGGTGATCGGTTCTTCGATCTGATGTATGCGATACAAGGATTTATCGGCAAGTGGGGCGCACGCGATGCAACCTATGGCGGCGCACTTATTCAACCGAATCCTGCTCAACCGCGAGAGGTCAAGAAAGTCTGATGCGTAGGCATGACTGGGCAAGCAAACTGCACGAGCATATTGCGGCCAATGCCAGCAGTAGGTTTTCGTGGGGCGACAATGACTGCTGCTTGTTCGTGGCGCGTGCAGTTGATGTGATCTGCGACACGGGACACGCCACTAGTCTTGCGTCTCGTTACTATGACGAGCCTACCGCACAGGCTTACATCGCGCAGTCGGGCGGAATCGCTGCGGCAGTCGATACATTTATCGGCCCTCATAAAACAGAAGGTCGGCCAATGCGCGGTGACGTTGCCTTAATCAAGCATAACGATATTGATGCTCTTGGAATTTGTATAGGTCGAGATATTGCGG